CAAACCTCTTTGAAGTTATGCTCTGTAGCTGAGAAAGGATAACAGGATGGTTACGTATCAAGTAAAAGTGTACTCTGATGGTACCAAAGTGTGGTACCTCTACGGTCAGCGTCACCGTGAAGATGGACCTGCTATTGAGCGTGGTGATGGTACCAAAATGTGGTACCTCAACGGCTGTAAAGTAACTAGAGAGGAGCATGCTAAGCGTACCTCTAAGGTTAAGTCGCTAACGGTAAAACAGATTTCCAATCTGTTGGGGTATGAAGTTGCCATCATAAAAGGATAGCAAGCCATGAATTTAACACGTGGGCCGCCTTTCCTGTGGGTGTAAAGCAGGATAAGCCTGGGTATGCTTCGTAAAGACCCACAACCAGCAAACAGAGTTTGCTACACTTAGAAAGAAGACTAAATGTTTACGTTCAAGACTGTTGTTACCCGCCACAAGCGTCCCAATCTCACTGTGTCCTCGTCGAGTGACGTAGCCGGTCGCGTTACCATTGCTAAGCAAGGAAAGAACGATCCTTCTCTGGTAGAGATCACGTTGAACTCTCCAAGTGAAGTTGATGCTCTCATTGAGGCGCTTCAGGCTGGTCGTCGTATGATTAACTTGATTAGCTAACTTCTAAAGGTGGTATGTGCAGAGCTAAAGGTCCACTGAACAGCACGTAATGGGACACACTAGCTCTAGGGCATACCACCCTCCTCTTCTTAGGAAGTCCATTATGGATGTATATGAGATCATTATCTTTGGTGATGGTACCAAAGAGTGGTACCTCAACGGTGAGGCTCACCGTGAAGGTGGACCTGCTGTTGAGCGTGGTGATGGTACCAAAGAGTGGTACCTTAACGGTAAGCGTCACCGTGAAGATGGACCTGCTGTTGAGCGTGGTGATGGTACCAAAGTGTGGTACCTCAACGACAAGCGTCACCGTGAAGATGGTCCTGCTTACGAATGCTTTGATGGTTCCAAAGAGTGGTACCTTAACGGTAAGCGTCACCGTGAAGATGGACCTGCTGTTGAGTACTCTGATGGTACCAAAATGTGGTACCTCAACGGTAAGCGTCACCGTGAAGATGGATCTGCTGTTGAGTACTCTGATGGTACCAAAATGTGGTACCTCAACGGCTCTGAAGTAACTAAAGAGGAGCACGTTAACTCAAGGAAGGACATAGTATGAATCAAAGAACAGAAGCTCTTTGTACTCTTTTCGACCTTTTCACCTTTGCAATCTTCCGTGTAGCTATCTTAGTAGCTATACTTAAGTATATCGTATCGTAAGGAACAATAAAATGGCCTACTTCATAGCTACTCACAACTCAGAACCTCAGCAGTTAAAAGTAAGAGCCAACTCAGCAAGGGATGCTCTTACTTTGCTAGAGTACGAAGTTACCTTCATCCGAAAATGGAGTAAAGGCTCGTACAAAGTTCTTCGGGAACAAGACCCGTACTCGGACTGGACAAACACTCATCCTCTTAGAGCCACTTCAGAAGGCTCTCCTATCCCACCAATACCAGGTAGGCGCGCCGTCCAAGAAGGAAGGTACTGGTTCCCCACAATAGGTGACGATGGCGCTATCACGTTTGTTCCTGACTGGAAGTATGGAGAAGATTACCTCTCTGTGTCGATGTCACCGGGTAAGTTCCTACAAAAGTACTATCCTTTTCTGTCTTCTAAGGAAGTTGAGGATTGGATAGCAAACTGTAGGAACTCTAGTGTATCACTAGAGATTCTTAGTGATCCTTCTGCAATAGCAGAAGCATACGTCAATGGTCCACGGTCCTGCATGAGCCACTCTGCCGCGTCTTACGACTTACCAATACACCCTTCAGAAGCATACGGAGCACCGGGAGATTTGCAGCTTGCTATTCTGAAACACCGTGGTCTCGTTAAAGGGCGTGCCTTGGTGTGGCCGGAGCGTAAGTACCATGGCCGGGTGTATGGTATGGTTACTGAGCTTACACAGATGCTTAACGCAGCAGGGTACACTCGTCATCACTTCAATGGTGCTCGTATTCGTAAGATTAAGCATAAGGACTACGATGAAGGTGTCTATTTGTTGCCGTGGATAGATGATTCAAATTCATCTCAGCATTTACTAAAGCACCATGATGATAACTTCTTTGTTCTTCATGACAAAGGAAGTATGATTGCGAACTCCACACGTGGTGTTATTTACGTCCGAGGGTTCCACGAGTGTATCCACTGCCATGGGTTATTTAACATTAGAGAAGGTGAATCTTGCAACACCTGTCGTGAATTGCTTAGACCGTGTGAAGTCTGCGGTGAGATTCACACTGATGTCTCTCCTTTAAGGAGAGACATGATAGTGCTTGGAAGATATGGCTCCTACTCTCCTAACCTTCATGAAGAATGCCTTCTGTCGTTAGATATGTGCGACCACAGTGGGTATCGGTGTATGCCTAACCAATCCTTGGTTATAGAGTACAAGGATGGGAAGAATACCTATCATGCCGGTAGAATCTCTAAGCAGTACTTAAGTACGGTCTTCGGTTTACGCCGCCACCGCAGTGTAACCAATGGTATCCTTAGGATTTCCAAAAAGGAAAGGGAGAGTAAATTTGCAAGGTATCTCTTAACTGTATCACACCAACTCGCTGCCAACGTGTAGTACAAGGAAAGCACAATGTCAAACTTCAAACCACCAACCTCTCAAGCTAAGGTTCCTACTAAGGTATACACACCGTGGGTGCCTCCAGTAGTGCCACGTCCACCATGGATACGAGAGCCTTTGTCGCAAGAAGAACTGTTATCTCCTTCTTTGAGTAAGCTCTTTAGCATGTTTCAGTACATGCGACCCCACGGTAGTGATGCAGAAGCAGCCTTCGTTAAGCGATTCATTGATGTAATCCCTGGTGTAACTAAGGATACCTTTGGTAATCGCTTTGTTAATGTAAAGAATGAGGATGGCAATAACTCACGTGTGTTGTGGTCTTCTCATGTAGATACTGTTCACAAGAAGAGTGGTGCTCAGAAGATACGTTGTTCTAATAACTACATCACTCTATCAGACAAAGAGACTGAGGCTACATGCCTTGGTGCTGACGATACTTCAGGCGTATGGCTTATGCTTGAGATGATAGAGGCTAAGGTGCCTGGACTGTACGTGTTCCATCGTGGAGAGGAACGTGGTGGACTAGGCTCTGCTCGTGTAGCTTCAGAGCAGGTGGAACTCCTCAAGCAGTATCGCTATGCAATAGCCTTTGATCGTAAGGGATACTCTAGTATCATCACAAGCCAAGGTATCCCAACAGCATCCGATGAGTTTGCTGAAGAGCTTGGGTTATCCATTGGGCTGCCTCTATTCAAGGATGATACTGGTTCCTTTACTGATACCGCACACTACACCCACCTCATTAGTGAGTGTACTAACGTATCAACAGGGTGCTTCAACTGTCACTCCAAGAGTGAGAAGCAAGACATACGGTATCTCTTTCAACTGAGGGATGCCATGGTCTATCGTTTCAAGGAAGCTGATCTTCATTACTACCGCGACCCCGCTGACGTGTGGGCATCTAAAGCCAAAGGCTCCAAGGTACAAGGCAAGGTACTGAAGACACGCTCAACAGGGAACTCATTCATAGACTTCGATGACATGATCTTTGATGAGAACGACATTGCTGAGTTGTGCCGTAAGCATCCTGCTGCTGTAGCTGCCTTCATGGTCAACGACCTAGGTGTAACCTTCGATGAAGTTAACGATTATGTCTACATGGAGACAGTAAGGAAGGTTTTCTGAATGAAGTGCTTTGTAGTACTACTCTGTTCAACAGCCGCGGGGATCTGTTTAGCTGGTGCAATACTAGCTGATAGTCAAGGGCTCACATTACTCTACGCAGCACTTGTTGGCCTAAATATAGGAAACATTTTAATGGCACTCTCAAGTGATGACTGAGAACCCACACCAACCGTGTCCATACTGTGGAAGCAGTGATGCATACTCAATCAATAGTGACACAGGTATGTACCATTGCTTCTCCTGTGGGGCTAAGCCCTCTACTCATGGCTCAAAGGGAAACAAGTTGACAACTACACAGGATACATCGGCTACACTAACAGATACCTACACAGAATACAGAGGGATTAAGCCACGGACACTACAGTTTTATGGTGTGAAAGATCTTACGAAGGACGGCAAGGTGGTAGGACAAGGCTACCCATACGCCGATGGGGTTAAGTACCGTGTGTTTCCTAAGACATTCCGTACCACTCCAAACTTTAAGAGCGATACTCTTTGTGGCTTAGACAAGTTTAGTGGAGGTTCTGAGATTCTATTGACAGAGGGGGAGGTTGACATGCTCTCAGCCTTTCAGATGCTCAACGGGCAGACACCTTGTGTATCGCTACCCTCTGCTACTCCCTCTCGGTTATTGTGGGCTAACCAGAAAGTAATGGACACACTGGGTTCATTCAGTAGAATCTACTGCTCATTTGATTCCGACGGTAAGTCAGACCATATCATTGAGAAGCTTATAAGCATCTTCCCTAACCAAGTGTACGCCTTGAATCACGGAAGGTACAAGGATGCTAACGAGTTTCTTGTAGCTAACGCTAAGGAATCATACGTATCTGCTAAGCGTAATGCTCGTAAAGTAATGCCCAAGTTCTTAGCAAATACTGCCGAGGACTTCCTAAGTATTATTCGAGAAGATACAAGTGATACTCCTATTCCGACTGGCCATACAGAGTTAGACTCACACCTTGAGGGTTTGTTCAGAGGACATATGTATGTACTCCAAGCGCCTGAAGGTACGGGTAAGACTGAGATTGTAAGGTCTATCGAAGCACATATACTACAACACCACCCTGAGGTTCCTATCGCAGTGATGCACCTTGAAGAGTCAGAGCAACGATACCTCCTTGGGTTAGCTTCTTACATACTCCAAACAGATGTAACCCGGAAGTCTATTATTCCCGCTGAGGTATGGCCTGAGGTCGAGAAGGTTATCACTGATATAGGAGAAGCTGGGAATCTATACCTATTCCAGATGAGTGAGAGTGAAGACCCTGCTTCTATTGTGGATCGTATAAGGTACATGGCAGCAGGGCTTGGAGTACAGTACGTATTCTTTGAACCAATACAAGACCTTTCTGTGAACCGCGCTGATGGTGTCACTGAGGAGCAGTTCCTTAGTTTCCTATCCACCAAGTTAGCCCTCCTTGCCAAGGAACTTAAGATAGGTATCATCACAGTGGCACACGAGAATGACGATGGGAAGGTCCGCTCTTCCCGTATGATTTCTAAGAAGGCTTCTGTAGTGTTACGTGCAGTACGCGACAAGGATGGGCCTGAAGAGGAGAAGAACATAGTCAAGCTTGTACTAGAGAAGAACAGACCTACATCATACCGTGGTCCTGCTGGGTCTCTCCACTTCGACATCGATTCATTCACACTTAAGGAAGTATAGCATGCCAGACATGGTACTTAGATACTCAGAAGAAGATGTACGTGCAATCATCCAACAGAATGCTGAGGCTATACTTGGTCATTCCGTCCACGAAGATAACGTGACAATGGGTGACGTTGAAGGATCATGGGAAGTATCAGTAGAAACTACAACAAAAGGAGAGAACTAATGAACATAGAATTCCGACATTGCGTCACAGCTAGCGATCTCCATGCAGGCATACGTGTTATTAAAAGGTACCGACGAGAGACTAACCAGCAGGTTGGCTGCAAAGAAGCATACTTTTTTAGAGATGTGCAACAGGGTGACACTAGCGTTGAAGACGTGTGTCGTGTGTTCAAAGTCTATAGCTCAAAGACTGGCAAGATAATCTGTATCAACTGGACAAACCCCTCAAAATGAAAGGACCGTAATAATGTATACTCCACTTGAAACTGGGCTGATATGGGCTATCTCTATCTCTCTTTGGTGTCTAATTCTTTGGGGTATCACATCAATAGTGGGATTGTTCTGATGTTTTACTCGCAGATAGGAAGATACCGTGAAGGGTATGACGACCCTGTTCTTGTGTATCAGGTGTACAATACCTCAGAGGAAGGGATACGCGTTGAACTAGAGAAGGTACTACGCCCAGGTGACTCTGTGTTTATTTGGGTTGGAAACTATTACGGTGCTGAACAATTCGAGATGCTTGAGGAGGTTGACAAATGGGTAGTGAACTAACATGAGTCCTAAGAAAATAGTACTTGACATAGAGACAGACTCGTTAGACCCCAAGTATGTATGGTGTGTAGCTACAAAGAACCTTGCTGAGAAAGAAGTAAAGGTATTCATAAGGCCGGACATTGACATAGGTGAGCTTGAAGGTTTAGTTGAAGAGCTTGAAGATGCTGATGAAGTCATCATGCATAACGGACTTGACTTCGACTGGCATGTATTAAAGAACTTACTTAACATTCAAGTACCAATAGAGAAAGTCTTTGATACTCTTGTAGCCGGTAAGCTCATCAACTACCTCACTGTACGTAACCATGCCCTTAAGACTATTGCTCAGTTCTTTGGTGACACTAAGCCATACATCGAAGATTTCTCTGGTGGATACTCTGAGGGCATGCGTGAGCGTGTGGTTGCTGACGTACTAGTGACAGAGAAATGGTACCGGCATACGATAAGGTCTATGTTCATGCGTGGTGGGCCTGACGTATGGCAAGAACCGTTACGCCTTGAGCATGACGTACAGATAATTATGCGTCAGTTTCACGAGGATGGTTACTTCTTTGATGTACAGCGCGCCACTGAATTGCAGAAGGTAATCAACCAAAGACTTTATACACTAGAGAATGAGTTCCAAGAGCTATGGCCACCCTCTCTTGAGGTTGTAGATATCAAAGAGTACCGTGTGAAGGCTGATGGTGAAGAGTACGAGTACATTCAGAAGGCGCGACAAAAGTACACACAGATAGAGATTGACAATGACAAGGTTTTATGCTATGACTACGTCTCCTTTGCCCCAGGGTCTCCTAAGGATAGAGTGGATAAGCTATGGGATGCAGGATGGAAACCATACATAAAGACTAAAGGCTACAAGAAGTGGGAGAGATTACCACGGAGAGATAAGCTTAAGCCTGAGGTAGCTGTTAAGGGTAAACTTTACGCGCGGTACGGTTGGGTTGTTAACGAAGAGAACTTAAGCACTCTCCCTAAGGATGCCCCTGAAGGCGCTAGGAAGCTCTCTGAGTACCTAACTCTTAAAGGTAGGGCCGACGACCTTACGGAATGGCTTGCTGCTGTACGCCCTTCTGACAGCCGTATCCACGGATCATTCATAGGCATTGGTTCATGGACACAACGTGCAGCACATAAGAATCCTAACCAAGCTAACATCTTTGCTCCCTTCCATGGCGAGGCTGATACTCCGGTTAAGCTAGTGAAGCAGGAGTTTGATTGGAACCTTAGGTCACTATGGTGCGTACCCCCTGGCAAGGTGCAGTTAGGGTGTGATGCCGAGGGTATCCAACTACGGTTGCTAGCACACTTCATGAAGTCTGACATGTACCGCCAAGCTATCCTCGCTGGTAACAAGGATGAAGGCACAGACATTCATTCACTAAACAGAGATGCTCTTGGTATTGTAGGGTTAACGAGGGATGTAGCTAAGACATTCATCTATGCATGGCTACTGAATGCTGGTGTAGGTCAGATCGCTTTCATCCTTGGTGTGTCTGTAGCTGAGGCTAAGATAGCTATGGATTCATTCTTCCATTCAATACCAGAACTTGACGTGTTCAAGAACAAGACGTTACCAAGCATCTACAATCAAGGGTACTTCGAGGGCGTCGACGGTAGGCGTATCAAGGTACCATCCCTCCACCTACTCTTAGCTGGTATGCTACAGAATGGGGAGAGTACCCTCATGAAAAAAGCCTTGACATTATGGAGGAAGTATGCTACACATCTTGACTATAAGCTACTCACATGGCCACATGATGAATGGCAAACAGAACTCAACAACGAAAAGGATGCTAATGAGTTAGGCTCCATCCAAGTACGATCAATCGAAGAAGCCGGTACCTACTACAATCTCTTCTGTCCTATGACAGGTGAGTACAAGATCGGTACCAACTGGTATGAAACACACTAACATCTTTACGAAAGAATCAAATGGCTAAAGCACAATCAAGAGTTATCTCCTTCCGTTGCAAAGTAAAGTACCCTCAGATCTTTGAGGATAACCGTGACATGGGAGATGAAGAGACAGAGGTAGGCCAGAAGGTAGCCTCTATGGGTGGCGCATACAAAATCATGTGTTATCCTGATGACCTCAATGACTTCGCAGAGAAATGTACCAGTGGTACTCCTGCTGTCAACATGACACCAATGGGAAATCAATTCATTAAGAACAATGATGAGGGCGAATATGTCACATTGCGTCGTTGGCATAACCCACCTACATCTAAAGATGGTGAAGTATACGAGAGCCTAGGTGGCGCACCTAGGGTTGTTGATGCTGATGGAAACCCATGGGATACCAATATCCTTATCGGCAATGGCTCCGAGTGTGAGGTAGCTTTCGATGTATGGGGTAAAGGTTGGACCAAGCTCCGTGCTATCAAGGTTATTGATCTTGTAGAATACGAAGGCTCCGATAAAGACCCCTCTCTTGACTGGGTATTCTCATGATATATTTCGTTGAAGTACACGCGAATGTCTTGGCTGTAGGAAAACCATTCGCCGTCCATGCAAAATCATTTCACAGCCTGTGTGCGGCTCATAAGTGGATGGGACACTATAAGGACTGTGGGGGTTACAGGTATACCTTCAAGCTTTACACAGCTACTGAAGTATCGTGGGCTATTGAGACTAAAGAAACTCTAGTAATCAAGGATTAATAAATGCTATCAGTTGACGAAGTGTATGATATCATCGAGGGAGCTAACGATGACTGGGTTCTTTATGATGCTAACGCAGACTTCGAAGTGTACGCTAAGGAGGATGGGCGAAGATACCTAGCGGTACATCTCAGTGATGATGGAGGGTTTGGTGAGGATATCGGTGAAGTATCCCACTGGTGCTACGTTACACCTCAGTCTGTGACTACTACCGAGTGGGTACCAGTGAGTACGTATGGTCGTGCTGATGACTAAGCACCTTCTCATTGACGGTGATCCTCTGGTGTACCGTAGTTGTCTCACTAGAGAAGCTGTCTCCCCTGCTGAAAGCTTAGATTACTTTGCTAGTATTCTTGATTATATCCTATGGGATGCCCTACCCTTTCCTGCTGTAGATGACTATACGTTGTTTCTTAGTGGTAAGGGTAACTTCCGTAAGGATATGTATGAAGACTATAAGGCAAATCGTATTACACCTAAGCCTTCATCCTTTGGAACTGTGATGGAGCTAGTCACTAAGTTGTACGAACCAGAAGTATGTAATGGCTATGAAGCTGATGATGGTATTTGTATGGCTGCATACGAACGTGGCCTAAAGAATGTCATCATTGTATCCTCAGACAAAGACTTTAAACAGATACCCACTGAGATCTACAATACCTACAACTGGACAAGGGAGATTATTCCTAAGCACGTAGCTACAAGGAACTTCTGGACTCAAGTCCTTACTGGTGATTCTGTAGATAACATTAAAGGGTGTCGGGGTATAGGTTTTGCCAAAGCTAAGAAGCTCCTAAGTGGGTGCCGCAAGGAGGAAGACTATCGCAACGCCACACTAAAAGCCTATATGGCAGCAAGCCCAGAGACATACCTCGAAGACTTTAACAAGGCGTACACTCTTGTTCGCTTGCTTCGAAACAAGAAGGAGATACCAAAGCATGACGCGTAAGGACTACCAACTCATCGCCAGTGTTCTGTTTGAGTATGGTGCCGATGAAGAACTCATTCAACTCTTCGCCAAAAGACTAGAGGATCGATACAGTAACTTCAAGAAGAGTGTGTTTATAGAAGCGTGTGACCCATTCCTAGTGGCACCACGTGAAGACTAGCAGCGCCAAAGCTAAGGGTCGCTCCTTCCAACAGAAGATAGCAAGTGCCTTACGTAAAGCCTTTAATCTAGAGCCCGATGATATACACTCAAGGGCCATGGGTTCAAATGGTGAAGACCTCATGCTATCTCCTGTAGCTAGGAAGGCGCTACCCTTTTCTTTTGAGTGCAAGAAACATAAGACTTTCGGGATATACACACATTGGGCACAAGCCAAAGCTAACGCTGGTAAGTATGACCCAGTCCTCGTGGTAGAAGCAAACTACAAAGAGCCTTTGGTAATCATAGGGCTTGATACTTTCATTAAGATACTAAAGGAAACTAAGTGAACAAATTACAAATGGTGACAGTTACTAGGCGTAAAGCAATTACCATCACAGAGTCGTACCTCCTACACGCAGAAGATAAGACTGAAGCTCTTATGATAGTAGTAGACCAAGATGCATGTCCAGAACCTTTAACTACTACTGAAGAAGCTCAATCAACTGTAGAAATCATTAGCATGGTACCTATGTTAAATGGGTAAAACAGTAGTAGTAATGTCCTGTGCTCACACACAACCAGGGGTATCCAACGAAAGATTCACTTGGCTTGGTAAAATGCTGTACGACCTAAGGCCAGACGAGTTCATTAACCTTGGTGACTTCTCAGAGATGGAGTCTCTTAGTTCCTTTGACACACGCTACCCTAGTTCTGTAGTTCGTCGTAGCTACGAAGCAGATGTTAATGTAACCAATGATGCCCACGAAAGGATGTGGTATGAGTTTCGTAAGAACAAACGTGGTTTACCCTACCGTATCTTTCTGGAAGGAAATCATGAGCGAAGGATTGGCACAGCTATCTCCAAAGATCCCGGATTGGAAGGATCTAATTATGGAATCTCAATGTCCCACCTGTCTATTGATTCCCATTACAATGAGTTTCATCCTTATGAACATAGTGCTCCTGCTATTGTTTATCGTGATGGTGTTCTCTACTCTCACTTCCTTAGTTCTGGGGCTTATGGGAGGAGCATTGACGGGGTTAACCATGGTCTCAAGATGGTGGAAAAGACTGGATCTTCTGTAACAGTAGGTCACTCCCATAAGTTTAACTACTTCATAAAGGCAGAGACGTATCCTAAACCAGCGCATGGGCTATCGGTAGGGTGTTTCCTTGGCTCCCCCCAGGCGTGGGCTGGTCAGGCTAACGATGAGTGGTCACGTGGTGTGGTTATCAAACGAAACCTTGAGGATGGTAACTATGATCTCCAGTGGGTATCACTTAACTCTTTAGAAAGAGAGTACTCTTGATATGATGCTGTTTAAGAATGTTAAAGACTCAGCAAACAATACCATTTGCCACACTGTGCGGTCGGGGTGTGATGATCCTGTCGCTGTAGTAGACGTACCTGTTAACGGTGGTGTTACACCTGAAGTACCTCAAGTTCCACTTCCTCTCGGCGGGGCCTTACTTGGTGTTGCTATCGTTGGGACTGTACTCCTAAGGAAGTTCCGTAAATGAAAAACAAACTTATAGCGATGTGGTACATTCTTTTAGGTGAGCCAGTTGCATACCGGTTTTACTTCAAGGACTACACACCTCTAACTGGTTCTGTCATTGTAGAGTGTTATCTCTTCTATCAAGACCAAGGGAGTCCTACCAATAAACCCTAAACTAATCGTAACTATAGCTGTATGTACTCTTGTGACTATAGCTATAATCTTTGGTGACGTTACTGTTGTCACTTCTCTTATTGATGTACTAAAGGAAACAATCAATGAACCTCTCTAAACCACTTATCATCTGTGCTCTGTTGGTACCTCTTCTTGGTGCTTGTGCAGCAGTTACTGATCTCGTAGACAAAGGCCGCCCGTACGCCACAAAGGTTGCAGTTGAGCTTGTCCAAACTGAGTGTGTTGTTCCACTTGAGCAACGAAAACTCAACGCTGATGCAATCGCACTTGGTCTTACTCAGGCTGGTAGCCCTGCTTTGTTCACCCTTGACTGTGATGGTGACGGGCAACCAGACTTTTAAGCTCTCATAAAGTACAGCTTAGGTACATACGTCGCAATCCTAAGCACGAAGGGGAACACGTGAGCCCTTCCCTTAACCCAGCTTAGTCTGGGTATTTTATTCTCTAAGGAAACGTATGAGTTACAAATCAAATCTGAATCCTATGTTTAGGTCTCAGTTCAGTGAAACTATCTTCAACAATAAGTACCGACACGAAGGTGCAGAGACATGGGCTCAGCTAGCTAAGACACTAGTTGATGACGTATGCTCACAGTATATGACTACAGGAGATTGCTCCCAGCTTACCAAATTCATTGTGGATATGAAGTTTATCCCTGGTGGTCGTTACCTTTATTACGCAGGCCGTCCTAATAAGTACTTCAATAACTGCGGCGTAGCTTCTACTAAACTTCTGACTAAAGAAGGTTGGAAAACCTTTGGTGAACTAAATGGAAGCTCGGTAGATCTCCTATCTCCGATTGATGGCCTCTACAAAAAGGCTACAGTCTACAGCCACGGTGTTCAGCCCGTCTATGAGTACACCTTCAAACCACTGCGAGGCAAGTCCAAGGTAGAATACAAGGTAAGGTTTACAGAGGACCACAAGTGGGCCTTGACCAACGGCACCTCCACTACCAATCTCTCTGTAGGAGACGTAGTGCCTGCCAATACCTTTTCATTGGATAGGGTTGACCAAGCTTTCGCCCATGGCTTTGTCTTCGGAGATGGTAACGCTAACGGCCAGTTAAGATTGTGTGCAGATAAAGACCTCGCCTATTTGGAAAGGCTATCCAAAGTAGCTACATCAGTAAACTATCCAGAGTTTGCTAACGGGGATCCTGTTCTCTACTTTACCCAAGGTAAATATGGTGAGTGGAAGAGCCTACCTGAAACAAAGGATCCTGAGTATATCGCTTCGTTCCTTATGGGATGGATAGCTGCTGATGGTTCTCAGGACCGTATGCTATGCTCTGTGAACAAAGAGGCTCTTGAGTACTTCAGAGAGCACTGTGCTTATGCTGGCCTTGTAGTTTCTGGGGAGTTAAGGTCTCAAGTTCGGGATGTCACTATCGGTGAGTACTCCTACAAGGATCACGAGATCTTCATCCAAAACTACTCCAGAGGTTCAGCTTGGGCTGGCTTCAAAGTTGTCGATAAGAAGTATGTAGGAATGGAAGAAGTCTTCTGTCCCTTTGAACCAGAGTACAACCGTATTGTTATTGACCACGGCATCGACACCTTCAACTGCTATCTACTGAAAGCAGAAGAAGACACACGTGAGGATTGGGCTAACCTAAGTTGGAAGTCTGAGTCCTGTCTTATGACTGGCGGAGGTATTGGTGCTGACTACTCAGTGTACCGTGGGGAAGGTACTCCTATCTCCAAGACTGGAGGTACTGCTAGTGGTCCTATCCCTAAGATGCAGATGATCAATGACATCGGTCGAAGGGTTATGCAAGGTGGATCAAGACGATCAGCTATCTATGCGTCTCTTAATTGGAAGCACGATGACATTCAGAAGTTTCTTGCAGCTAAGGATTGGCATACTATGGTTATCCCAGGTACAACCTCTACGCTATGGGATGTAAAGCAACATGACTTCAACTTCCCTGCTCCATTGGATATGACAAACGTATCTGTAAACTACGATACTGAATGGTTGCTTAACTACTATAAGACGGGAGACATTGGCAGTGTATTCCTACAGAATGTTGTACAAGCAATGCGAACTGGTGAGCCTGGGTTCAGCTTCAACTTCTTTGACAAAGAGAATGAGACACTACGTAATGCCTGTACTGAAGTTACATCCGAAGATGACTCTGATGTATGCAACCTTGGCTCA